GCTGCCCAAAATTATCTTGAACGTGTTGATTGTATTTTACCAGTCTTATCTCGTTGCCTAATAGAATCGTGCCATACTGTAACGGGGTAAAGGTCTGTCTGCTCATTAAATTTGATTCATTATAAATTGCTTCATCGATATTTCCATTGGCATCGAAAATGCTAGCAATAATTTTTTGTACAACTCCTAATTTTTTGACTAAAGCAGGAGCACTAATAAAGATTGGTAATTCAAAAGTTAATGTCGCAACATCTATGGGGGTATCAGTGCCAACTGGAACTGTTCTTGAGCTCCATTGTACACTGGTCAGCAAAACATAACTTAAACTAGTCCAGTCTATATAATTATCAGTACTCTGTATTTCTAATGCAGGGTTGAACAGAATAGTTAGCTGTTCTAATAGTTGCAATTTTTGTTCGGTATTACTGGTCCAAATATCTAATTTAAGAGTTAACAGATACGGAACTGGCATAAGTCTTTCGACTGTGAGAACATCTCCTTGGGTAGTAGAATATTCTCCTGTGTTAGCATCATAATATCTTTCTCGTAGATTCAATTTTCCTACATACGTTGGATTTTGAACTCTAGATCTATCGTAAGTTAAATTATCAACATAAACAGCCATGGCAGGAACGGCGTGAAGTATGTTTTCGCTATTTTGTTGTATAATGCTGGCTACTTGTCTACTGCTATCACCATATACCACAGGAACTCGTTGATATGCAATGATACCTTGTCGATCTTTGCCAAATTCGACTTGGAAATTAGACACCATACGAATGAACTGAATTATATATCTTCGTATCTGTTGATCATAAAAAAATTGTTGTAGGGCCATTAATTGTCTGCCTTGGGTGTTAGTGCTTTACTAAGCGATTGTCTAGTAGGTAATGTCTGACCTTCCTTAGTTGTAAATGTGGTTGTATTATTTACAAATACACTACGTTGTGTTTGATTATTTGGGCCAGGAGTCAGACTTGTTCTTACACTGTCTTCAATTTTAATCCATCTAGTGCCATTGTATCTAAACAACCTATTAGGTACGTAATCTGTGCGTAAAGCATAGTCCCCGATTGTGGGACTGTTTGGAAAAGAAGTACCAACAGTAACAGGCCAGCCGTTAGGGGTGCTACCATCGCCTCCCAAATATGCAGGTATGTCTGTGTCCGGAGTCGTTGCTTGAACTGACGCAAAATTTAAAGAAGAATCAACGGTCATTGTGGATATATCTACTTGTACGCCAGTAGGATCCCCTGGACTTCCGTCAGGATTAATCGGTTCTATGTATAAATTATCAGTGTCTGTTCCGCTTTTAGGAACATCAATTTCTGCTTGTTCAATGATTGCATCATTGATATTAATTAGTTTGTCTAAGGTGCTCAAATAATTTCCAACGGGAGTAGCATTTGCATCATTGCCTGTGAGCTGATTTAGTATATCTTTATATTCTTGACTGTCCACCAACGGAGTTAATTTAACTCGCCATAGATGTGGCCACCATGTTTGACTAAATCCTTCGGCGGCAAAACTAGCATCTTGTACTACATAATACCTTTTTAACACAGCCGGAATGTCAGCATTAAGTGGGTAATAATCTTTTTTATGTTGAAGTTCTAATACATCACCTGACATTATTTTTCTACCCAGTGCTGCTACCGTATCATTTAAATGAAACGTCATATAGATAGTATCTGCACTTAAAAAAATACCAAATTGTTTTAAATCAAAATCATTATCATTAACATTATAAACACCCCGAAGAGTATAGACGGAAGTATCATATTTTCGATCCCTGTTTTCTAAAAATAACAAATCTTGAATATTTAAGGCACTTTGATTTTGATAAACAGGTTGAGTGCCATCTTTCCAAAAAATGTTAACTGGTTGCCCTGAGCTAATAGTTGATGTGACATTAGACGAAAGTGTCACGGTATTCACTGCGGAATTTGTACTAAAAATTACAGTGTTAGCGGAAATTCCAATTCCGCTTACAGTTTGTCCTACTTCAAAAGTAGCAACGTTGGAAAAGTATAAAGTACGGCCAGAAACGGTGGAATTCGAAGTTGCATACGAATTTGCTTGGGTATTCGTCCCCACATACTTGTGCAACAGAATACCGGTTCCGCCAACTGTAAATTGTTCACTTATAACTTTATCGAAAAAGTTGTAGTCATTGGTGTGGTTTTCACGCCACATGCTTAGTCTAGGCATTTTTAATTCCGTTTATTGTATATTTATGGTTAAGTTGACACAAAAACCCATTTCATGTATAATTAAAAAATGGACTATCAACAGCCAGAGTTGTTAAATCGATTAAGTGTATGCGATAAAATAGTTCGCTCTTATCCTTTTGGGCAGACAAAACGGGATCTTACAAAAATGTATACCAACGTTATGTCATTAAATAACGAAAGGGACAAGGCTCTAGTAGAATGCCGTCGAGTGGGAAAACCCACCAGTGAATACGAAAAGAAGCAGTCGGAATTAGAACTAGCATTGACAAATTTAGAAAGCTATATAACTATGGCAATTTTAATTAAACCGGAGTAAAAAATGGCAATTGTTGCTGGAATTAAGGTTAAAAAGAAAGAAGTTAAAATTCGTAATCCGCTATTTGCGGATGAAAAATATACAGGCCCTGAGCCGGAGTGGCCTTCAGAGTCTGTGAATTGGCCCGACGATCAATTTGATAATCGTTTGCGTCGAAGTTTTTACTACTACAATTATTTTTACAATCAAAAAGATTGTAAAAAATATGTCACTGAATGGATGAAATCTGTTGGTACATGGGATAAGGAACAAATTAAAGCCTTTGATCGTGCCGGCGATCGTAGTGTGCCAATGACTGCTTGCAGTCTAGTCATGGCTCATAACGTCGGAATGACTCTAAGAGAAAGACACCTTGCGTACCTGACCAATTCTATCAATGAAGCTATTCGTGACGCTGAGCCAGAAAAAATTGAAGTTGTAGCTACAAAAGTAGCTGAACCTTATAAACCGACAATTCAAGATAGACTTGCAGAAAAAACAAGTGAACTAATTGGTGAACTTGAGGGTTACTACGACGAAATTGATCAGACTAATATAAAATTTTATGACTGGCTAATCAATAATAATGTAGTACAAAGTCAATTGGTGAAGTATGAAAATCTTTTTCAAAAGCGAAAAGACGAACTTGAAAATGCAAGGCAAAAAACTGATCCTCAATTGGTTGAAGGTTACAGTCATTATAAAGTCGCAGATTTTAAAAAACGTATTAAATGGATCGAAGATCTATTGGCTGCAATTGAACAATATCGCGGTGTAAAAAAGGCAACAAAAAAAGCAAGGGTCAAGAAAGCCCCTAGCAAAGAAAAAGTCATTTCAAAACTCAAATACGCAAAAGAAGATAAACTCTTAAAAATTGTGTCCATTAATCCTGCAGATATTGTGGGCTCAGCGGAACTGTGGATTTATAATAATAAAACTAGAAAACTTGGAAAATATGTGGCTGCTTCATATCAAACGTTGTCAGTCAAAGGGACTACTATAATTGGATTTGATGCAGATAAATCTGTGAGCAAGACTCTAAGAAAACCCGAGGAACAACTTAAAGAGTTTGCAAAAGCCGGCAAAATAGCACTGCGAACTTTTATGAAAGATATCAAAGCAGTGGAAACCAAACTCAATGGTAGAATTGGCATAGATATACTGCTGTTAAAAGCCAGTTAATTTCATAATGTGTCGTTCAGTCCTGTTAGCTAAATATTGCTAACAGGACTATTTTTATGACCGATGTTGTAATACAACCAGATTTAAAAGGGGATCTTAGTTTAAGAACTAAAAATTTAGGCGGCCCCGGCTTTATTAGCCAAGAAAGTGCCATGGCAGTAAATGAGCAAATTCAGACATTAGCTCAGTTACGCAACGAAATGATTGACTATATAAGGCTTCGTTTAGGCGATCAAATAGTTGATGTAGAATTAGACAAAGAACATTACGATCTTGCTATTAAACAAGCACTTACAAAATACAGACAAAAAGCACAAAACAGTGTAGAAGAAAGTTATGCATTCCTGGATTTAATTCCGAACGTTCAAGAATACATTCTTCCAAATAATATTATGGAAGTTAGACAGATTTTTCGACGCGGTATAGGTAGTACAACAGGCACAACAGCCAGCCAATTTGAACCGTTTGCATCGGGCTATTTAAACACTTATATGTTGGTAGCTGGTCGTGTTGGTGGACTGACAAATTATGAATTATTTGCACAGTATCAAGAATTGGCAATGATGATGTTTGGGGGATATATTAACTATACCTGGAACAAAGTCACCAAAAAGCTTACATTAGTAAGAAAAATTCCGTACGACGACGGCACTGTAATTAATCTTAATTCTTTGGTAGCAGTGGGCGCTGAAATACAAATAGTTCTTCAGAGACCACAGACCCAACTTAAGATTGGGGACAGTGTTTATATTCAAAAATGTCCCGTTCAAGGATATAACTCGCAATATCGAATACAGACAATTAATCCAGCCGGGACACAAATTACAGTTTTGGCAAATCAAACTCTGGGGGCTACCAGCGTTACAGGAACTGACTTACAAAAAACTCAGTTTATGATACCAAATTTAGACCCTGAAAATGATAATTTTGAAGGTGTTCTTCTTTGGATTTACAATTATAAACCGGACAGTATGCTATTAAGTGATCCACAAGTTTATCCCTGGTTACAGGAATATTCTTTAGCATTTTGTAAAAGTATATTAGGACAAGCTAGAGGAAAATTTGCCAGTATTGCAGGACCACAGTCGGGCACTCAGTTGAATGGAGCAGCATTATTGGCAGAAGCTCAAGCCGAAATGGAACAGTTAGAAAAAGATTTGGCAAATTATGTTGATGGATCAGAACCGTTGACATGGGTCATAGGTTAATGTAAAATAAGGACTCCTGGGAGTCCTTTTTTATGATTATTGGTATTTGTGGTCTTATTGGTGCAGGCAAAGACACTGCCGCAGATTATTTGGTAAATTTTTATGGCTTTCGACGAGATAGCTTTGCAGCTACTCTTAAAGATGCAGTAGCATCAGTGTTTGGGTGGGACAGAGAGTTACTAGAAGGTCGTACTAAAAACGCCAGGGAATGGAGAGAACAAATAGACCCTTGGTGGTCTAATCGTTTGAACATGCCCCAATTAACGCCCAGACTTGTACTACAGTTGTGGGGCACAGAAGTTTGTCGAAAAGGGTTCCATGATGATATCTGGATTGCCAGCGTTGAAAACAAAATACGACTGGCCAAAGATAACATTGTTATCAGTGATTGTCGATTTCCCAATGAAATTCAAAGTATTCGTAATGCAGGCGGCCGCGTAATACGTATTGCCCGCGGCCCAGATCCAGACTGGTTTAATCTAGCACGTATTGCACCAAATGAAATGCAAAAAATATATCCAACAATTCATGCAAGCGAATACAGTTGGGCATCTACTAATTTCGATCTAATTGTAGACAATAACGGATCAATCGAAGATTTATACAATCAACTTAAAAATCTGGTGTAAGGGGACTTTCCTTCCAAGGCAACCTGCTGGCCGCCACTTCTACCCTACAATTTAAACATAAGGTTTTTAAATTTAGCGTAGAAGTATTTTTAAGATTGCCGTCTATGTGAAAAACTGTCATTTGTTTTTCTGGGTACTTACCTCGATACCCACATTTTTCGCACACAGATTTTTTTCGATACCCTGACTTAAACCAATTTGGGGGTATCGGCTTCAACTTTTTGCCTTTACGAATACAACTATCGCATAGTTTCCTATAATGATGTTGTCCTTCTTTTATATAATTTATTGCGGCTGGATTAGAATTACAGACTACACATAAAGGTCTTTGCATCATATATTTATGAAACCTTTGCAAAGGGCAACCAAACAGCCCATATTTTATTTCTTTCGATAAATATCTTTACAGAATAATGAGGAAATGAAACATGGCATTAGTTTCACCAGGCGTACAAGTTACAGTTACAGATCAAAGCAATTATGCACCAACTGCATTAGGATCGGTAGCTTACCTTCTTGTGGCAACCGCCCAAAATAAAGTTGCCCCAGGTGGTACCGCATTAGCTGCTGGTACCTTACAAGAAAATGCAGGCAAGATTTATACTATAACTAGTCAAAGAGATCTAGTAACCACATTTGGTACACCCATTTTTAAAACAACATCTGGTGGTGCACCTATAAATGGGGACGAACAAAACGAATATGGCCTGCTGGCAGCATACAGTGCATTAGGGGTCAGCAATGTAATTTATGTACAAAGAGCTAACGTTGATTTAGGTGCGTTGGGCGGAACAACTTCTAGACCATTGGCAAATCCAAGTAACGGTAACTTATGGCTAGATGTTTCTAGTAGTGACTGGGGCGTATACGAATGGGTTTCTAGTACTCAATCGTTCTCTAAAAAATCAACTTCGGTGATTACAAATACAACATATTTGCAAGGAGATAACTTTACTCCAACAGCAAACATTGGACAAATTGGTGATTACACAGTTAACGCATATGATGTAAATAATCCAGTTTTTTACAAAAGATTTGATAATACATGGCAGCTAGTGGGTAGTAAAGGTTGGCAAGCAGCTATACCAGCAGTTACAGGAACTGCAACTAATCCAGTAATTGCAAACACCAGTATCATTAGTATTAATAGTACTAACGTAACATTGTCTGGTTCTTCTAATGTTTCTTCCGTTAATTCTGCAATTAATTCTGCAAGTATAACAGGAATTCAATCTCGTGTTTTAAACGGACAGATTGTTATCAGTGCTACAGCAGACGCCACCAATTCTGCATGTAACATTGTAAATGCAAGTGGAACAGCGTTGACCACATTGGGTATCACTGCTGGAATTTATCCAGCTGCTGTAACAGCTATAGCACCTTATAATCAAATTCCGGAATGGCAAGGAAATGCATTCGTTGGAAAACCATCTGGATCTGTTTGGCAAAAAGCCAGTACATTAGGCAGTGGAATGAATATGTCTGTTAAGGAATATAACAGTACAACAGGCGTATGGACAGCAAGAACTGTAAACAATTATGCAAATGTGTTCACCGCAACTTACGGATTAGATCCTACAGGTGGTGGTTTAAATATTGCTCAAGGTACAGTTTTTAGTCAATATAATGCATTTGGAAATCTAACTTGCACAAACTATCTATGGCAACGTGTTAGCACAGGTTCTACAGTTGTTGTAGCTAATACTAATTCGGTGGTTGCACCAGGCGTTGGTAGTAGTTTTACATTGCAAACAAGAGCTAATGCAACATTAGGAACAGTCACTTCATACAATGTAACAGTTACTACAGGTACTGTAGTTGGATTTGTACAGGCTGTACTTGCTGCTGCTATCCCTAACGTAACAGCAGACCAAGATGATTCAGGTGCAGTAAGATTAACACACACCCAAGGTGGTGATATGGTGTTTGTTGATGGAGCAGGAACTCCGTTAGCGAATGTAGGTATTAATTCTACAGCAACAAGAGTTTATGCAAGCCCAGAAGTTGGGGACACCGCACTAGTAGGCACAAATTGGAAACCGTTGGAAGATGTAACTTATACAGCCAGTGCTACTCAACCTTATGTAGCACCAGTCAATAATTCATTATGGTACTACAATACTCCAACCAGAGCAGATATCATGGTAAGCAATGGATCTGCTTGGGTAGGATACAGAACATTAAGTTCAGATATTCGCGGGTATAATCTAACTCAAACAAACTCAACAGGGCCTATACTTTCTACAGAGGCTCCGACTAGGCAAGATGACAACACAGCGTTAGTGTACGGTGATTTGTGGTTGGACACAGGTGATTTAGAAAATTATCCAAAAATTTATAGATGGCAAAATGTAACCGGGGTTGATCAGTGGGTATTATTAGATAATACAGATTCAGTTAGTCAAAACGGAATTATTTTTGCAGATGCTCGTTGGGCAACAAGTGGGACTACAAGTCCGTCATTGGATGCTATTCCAACTATCGCAGCGTTATCTAACAGCAACTACGTTGATTTAGATGCACCAGATGCTACATTATATCCACGTGGCATGCTGATATTCAATACAAGGGCTAGCGGATATAATGTAAAAGAATATAGAGTAAACTATTTTAATAGTACTTCGTATCCAAATGAATCCTTGCCTACTCAAAAAGATGCATGGGTAACAGCAAGTGGATTCGATTCTAGCGGAGTTCCAAATTTTGGTAGAAAAGCTCCGCGTGGGGTAGTAGTTGCAGCTTTAAAATCTGCTATTGACAGTAGCACAGCACTGAGAGAAGATGCTAATAACTTCAATTTAATTTCATGTCCAGGGTATCCAGAATTAATTCAAAACATGACTGCTCTAAACGAAGATCGTGATAATACAGCATTCATAATTGGAGATACTCCATTACGTTTACAAGGAACAGGAACATCAATTCAAGCTTGGGCACAAAATTCTGAAGGAGCAACAACAACCAGTGAAAGTGGTTTAGTTACAATCAATCCTTATGTTGGAATTTATTATCCGCAAGGACAAACCAACGATTTAAGTGGTAATCCAGTGGTAGTGCCAGCAAGTCATGCTGTTATAAGAGCAATTATTAAGAGTGATAACATTAGTTATCCTTGGTTAGCACCAGCTGGAACACGCAGGGGTTTAATTGATAACCTTAATGCTATAGGATACATTGATAGTGCAAGTGGTCAATTTATTAATATAGGTGTAACTCAGGGTCTAAGAGATGTACTTTACACTAATAAAATTAATCCACTTACTTTCCTTCCAGGAAATGGATTGTTGATTTATGGACAAAAGACACTGAGTTCTACTCCTAGCTCACTGGACAGAATTAATGTTGCCCGTCTGGTTAACTATCTAAGACAGACTTTAAATACTATTAGTAGACCGTTTGTGTTTGAACCAAACGATCCTATTACAAGAAATGCAATTCTTGCAGTAGTAAACAGTTTACTAAACGATTTAGTAGCAAAACGAGGTGTAACAGACTACTTAGTAGTGTGTGACACAACAAACAACACGCCTGAGCGTATTGCCAGAAATGAGTTGTATGTAGATGTAGCAGTTCAACCAACTAAAGATGTTGAATTTATTTACATTCCTATCAGACTTAAGAATCCTGGCGAAATACAGGATGGTAATTTAGCAAGTGCATCAGCAGTAGGAACAGGAGCATAATATGGCAGTTTCATCGTTAACAAGATTCACAGTTCCATTGGGTGGTAACCAAAGTGCTACCAACCAAGGCTTATTAATGCCAAAACTTAAATTTAGATTTAGAGCTACATTTGATAATTTTGGTGTAAGTAATCCTAAGACAGAATTAACAAAACAAATTATGACGTTTGCTCGTCCGCAAGTAACATTTGATCCAATTGAAGTTCCTGTGTACAACAGCCGAGTTTATTTGGCTGGTCGCCCAACTTGGAATGCAGTTGCGGTATCATTGCGTGATGATGCCGGCGGCAATGTTTCTAGACTAGTGGGGGAACAGTTACAGAAGCAATTCGACTTTATGGAACAAGCAAGTGCAAGTTCTGGAATTGATTACAAGTTCATGACTACACTAGAAATGTTAGATGGTGCAAACGGTACAGTTGAGCCAATAGTGCTAGAAACATGGCAGCTATACGGATGTTTCTTAACAGATGTAAATTATAATGACGTTGATTATGGTAGCAATGACATGGTTACTATAACTATGAGTATACGTTACGATAATGCTATACAAACAACAGGTGGCGGAGTGGGCACTCCTGGTATAACACAGTTTAACACTGCTGCTATCACAGGATAAAAAGAAATACTTTACACACAAAGCTCGCTTCGGCGAGCTTTTTTATTGAATAAATATTAGTATGGCTTCATTATATAACGCTGATTTAAAACCTTTAGCTAAAGGGACGTTCACACATCCGTATGATCATGCAACTAAATTGTTTGTTACAGATACATATAGATTGGCACCCAAGCAAAGTTTTTTATATTATGTTGTAATTAATATAGATCCAAGTCAAACTCAGTTAGGTAGTGGGTTTCTTGGGGGAGTTTTAAGTTTTGCTGATAGATTCCAAAATTTAGAAACTGGGATGTTAGTTAAAAGAGTTGAATTACCAAAATTTAGCATAGGTACTAAGACTCTTAATGCATATAATAGAAAAAATATTGTACAAACTAATATTCAATATGAACCAGTTAACTTTACTTTTCATGATGATGCAGCAGATGTAATTACAAATTTTTGGAATGATTATTATACGTATTACTACAGAGACAGTGATTATGGTGTAAATGATTATTCTCGACCAGAGAAGTATGCGCCAAGAAACAAAATTGGTTGGGGGTATAGCCCAAGAAATAGTTCGTTACCGAATTTTATAAAAAATATCAGAATTTTTAGTTTACACAATAAACGATTTACTGAGTACCTTTTAGTCAATCCTATCATAACAGGTTGGCAACACGGTGAACATGATTCTTCAAATGATAGAAGTTTAATGGAAAACAAAATGACGGTGACATATGAAACAGTCAAATATTTTACAGGGTTCGTAAACCCAGTTAGCGTAGACGGTTTTTCGTTATTGCATTATGATAATGCTAGTAGCCCAATTAGCACCAGTGTAACTAATATCTACACAGATGCAGGATTTTTAGGTGTAGTTGATTCAGTTCCCAAAGATCTTAGAAAACCAGATGGATCAAATGGTGCTGGCGGTCCGTTGTCTAGTCTATTGTCTATGTTTAGATTATATAATAATTTAAAAAATGTAAATCTTAAAACAGTGGTTGGAACAACTTTGGGCTCAGCGGGTGTTGGTATTCTTAACAGTGCAGTTAATCAAGGATTGAATTATGTATTTCCTACATTAGGTGGCGGCCCAGCCGGTATTAACGGGTCAGGAGTTGTATCTGGCGGAGCAATAGGAAATTATCCTTATGCTAGCACTGTGCCTAATTTTGGCGCAACTATAGCAGGCAGTGCTGTTGGTGCAGTAACAGGAGCTGCTGTTAATGCAGTAAATGGCGGAATAAACTATGTAAGTTCTCAAATAAATCGAGGAATCGATAACGCAGTAAGTGGCATATTCCCCCCAACTGTCGGCAGCACTGCGGTAACAGACGTGGTAGACAATACAGGTCGAGTGATTGTAAATTCTTCTTCATTGCAGCCAATTACCGGAACTTCTACTGCTGTTTATTATGATAGTCAAGGTAATCCAATATCCAGGATACAGGTATCTGGTACACAGTCAGGCAGCTATAATCCCAGCAACTTAAGTGAAAATTTATTGTATGCACAAACAGTTACAGATCCATCAGGTCAAGAAATTATTGTTAATCAATATCGCGACGGAACACAAGTCAGATATGATTCAGTAACAGGTAACACTTTACAAGTTATTCCAGGTTCAAACAGTAATAACGTCATAGGATTACCAAATCAAAATATTAATACAAATCCAATTGACTCGCGAACTCTAGCAGCACAGGGAGTTGTATCACCGGCAAACAGTGTTCAATATAGAACAGATCCTAGAACTGGGTTAATATACACTGTGGGAAATAGCACAACTGCACTATTTACTAATACTCTTGCAGGGGCAACTGGCGCTGGTGTAGGATTATATGCAGGTCAGAGCTTAAATAATGCATTGAATAAAACCGGACTAGGAAATTCTATTATTGGTCGGGTTGTGTCTGGCGCAGTGGCTACCGCAACAGGGGCAGCCGTGGGTCGTGCGGTTAATAACGGATTACAAGTTGTAATTAATAAAGCAACAGGCGCAATAACACAAGGATTTGACCCCGCATCAGGACAAATTAGAAACGTTGCAAGTACATGGACCGGATCAGGCGGATATGATGCAACTAAACCGTTGGATAATACTGTATCTGTACAAAAATTCGATGACGGGTCTTCGTTGTTTGTATATAAAGATGGAACGGTTCGGGCTATTGATTCAGACGGTAAACAAACATTGACTCCGGGATCAAATGATTCTGGTTTACTAAGTTTCTTCAACAAGCCGCCAGGACAAAATATAGACTCGGCTGCTGTGGAGGCACCGTATGGTGGTATATGGACAGATGGTAGCGGAAATCCAATATACACTGGTTCGGGAGAATATGTGTACTATGGAGACCCGTCGCTTCAACCTGCAGCACTCACAGAAGATCAATGGAATGAAATGAATAAATTAGCAATTGATGGCGTAAATGATATAGTGGCACAAGACGTGGCAAATGGTGTCGATTTAAGCGGCCCCAGTGATTTAGATATTTTGGAATATCAAAAAAGTTTAGGTGATTTCTTTGGATAATAACAGTATGGATCAATTAAGTCAATTACAAGTGTCGGGCCCGACAAATCTTAATAGTTCGGGATTGACTAAAACTACAAAATATTTTAACAATTATTTTGACCCTTCTTTGGAATTAAATCAAAATATCAATGATGCTATATTGAGTTATTTTCAACAACAGACTGATAATATTGAAAGTGCAAAAATACTTGTGCAAGCAGTAATTGAAACTGCACAGGCACAGAGAGAAGATCCGTTAACAGTTCTTAGTTCTTTTCAAAGCATGTCCTCGGCGGACTTATCGGCGGCACTGGCTTTATATCTAAATATTTCTAGAGTCAACACCAGCTATCTTGGAATAAAGCAGCAACCGACAACGAATTCTTATGTAACTAGATCTATAGTGTCATGAGCAAGTACAGTCAGGGAAAATACACAGTACAAAATCCTACCAAATATGTTGGAAAGCGAGAGCCAACATATAGGTCAAGTTGGGAATTTGCTTTTATGAGATTTTGTGATAACAATCCCGCAGTAGTACAATGGGCCAGCGAAGCTATCCATGTTAATTATAAAAATCCATTTACTGGAAAAAATACAATTTATGTTCCTGATTTTTTAATCATTTATGTTGATAAAAACGGTAAAAGACATGGTGAAGTAATTGAAGTTAAGCCAACTAAGGAAACAACAATGGAAGCTGCAAAGAGTATAAGAGATAAAGCAGCAGTGGCTCTTAATATGTATAAATGGGACGCCGCAAGAAAATTCTGTGCCGCACAAGGGTTAACATTCAGAGTAGTCAACGAAACCGATATTTTTGCTGGTAGTAAAAAACGGTAAATACCGTTACTATGACACGAAAATTAGAAGAATTATTCAATCTGCCAGATAACATTCCCGAAGATTTAACTCAGGAACAAGCTTCGGCTGCTCTTGAAGAAAAAAAAGCAGTATTTGCAGATATTGACAAAGCCATCGACAAAATAGATGAAGCATTGCCACATGTTAAAGGATTAGATGCCAGTGATCAAGAAATGGATGAGCTGGCCACTCTTGCTAAAGACAAGTTCAATGATCTAATGGATTTAGGGATGAACATGGAAGCAAGATTCAGTGGACAGGTGTTTCAAACAGCTGGCGTGTTACTGGGTCATGCAATTACAGCAAAACAAGCCAAATTGGATAAAAAATTAAAAATGGTCGATTTGCAACTTAAAAAAATGAGGCTGGACCATCAATTAAAACAAGATGGTGCTGTGGGCGAATCAATTGACGGGCAAGGTGTAGTATTAGATCGAAATGCTTTACTGGCCCAGATATTAAACAAACCCAAGTAATAATTGCCAAATTTTAATAAATATCGTATAATGGGAATTAAAATGAAATCGTTTAAAGCTTATCTCACAGAAAGTCATAAAACGTTTGATTTCAGAATCAGATTGGCCTGCGAACTTCCAGACGATCTGATAGGAAAAATTAAAACTGTTTTAGAGGCATATAAATTAGATTCTATCACCAAACCTAAGCGTTTGCCAATTCAAGAAAATCCAGAATTTCCTAATATGGGACCTGTTGAAATTCATATCATGGATGCAAGTTTTCACTATCCTTGTAATGACGAACAAGTCAAAGTATTAATTGCAGAACGTGCAGGAATCAATTTATCTTGTATTAAAGTTACTCCTAAAAATAGTCCGTATGAAGCTGCCAAAGAAGGGTTAGAGCAAAGTAACATTGGCGGTAAACCAGGAGAATCTGTGTTATTACAAGATAACATGGAAAGAGAGCGCCCCGGCAAAGATGGGGAAGCTTTAGTAGGTGATGCACGTATACCTAATTTAATTAAAGAATTAGAAGAAACTAGAAAATACCAATATCCCGAAACTGCTGGAGGCAAAACACCTGTAGCAAAAACAACCAACGAATTGCCGCAAGGCAGCGCAAGTCCAATCGGTACACACAAAAATAAAATAATTAACCCACGTGGTATGAAAGCAGGAAACGGAAAATAATCATGAGCAATAACATTTATACTATTCTAAATAATTTTAATAAAGTAGCTCAAGAGCCACAACAGCCTGCTACACAAACACAGCCTAAGGCCAAGACACGATTACAAGAAAATATG